ACATCAGCAGTATCGATCAAGCGGCCGCATCGGGACCGAATCACAAATCAAAGTATGGGAAGAAAAGCCCCAGGATTTCCATGTTAGACCACATACTTTCAAGATAGGGATAGTAGCTCAAATGGTTAGAGCAAGCGACTCATAATCGCTAGGTTTTCAGTTCAAATCTGAACTATCCCACCATTTAAAGAAGGAGTAAAGAAATGCCAACGGAATTTGAAGACCAGCTTACGATTTTCAAGGCAGTAGAAGAAGGAAAGAAGATTGAATACTACGATGCTTTTGCTTCCATTTGGGTTGAAATAGAAGATAAGGAAAATTATCTATTTAACTTCAGGGGCCAGACCTATAGAATTAAACCCGAGGAGCCAAAAGTCCTCCATCAGTATCTAGTAAGGAACAGAAGGGGGGATATCTATGCAACTGGTCGATTTTTTCAATCAGAAGATGAATGTAGAAAGGAGTTTCCGCTAACTACAGTGATTGAATGCTTGCACTATACAAGAATTGAAGTCTTTGAATAGAAAGGAAGCAATAATGAAACAAACTGGATTTACAATCATCGAACTGATGACGCTTATCTTCATCATTTTCTTTTTTATTTCCTGGCCGGTGAATCTCTGGAAATTCACGAACTGTGACTTTGAAAGTCCCTACAAGTGTGAAATCTTTCATGCACTAGGGCTGATTCCAGTTTTTTCCCCGTTTGTTGTTTGGGTTGGAGATGATAATGAATAACGTATCGATTCAAGACCACCTGAGTATCTTAAGGAGCACTTTGAATGCAAATGTTCCATATAGAATTTCTATCATTCAAGCAGCACTGGACGGAAAAAGCATTCAACTTTCCAGGAGAACCAAAGAAGACTGGCATGATCTTATATCCCCAAAGGATCATGTTTATGACTTTGATACTTTCCTCTACAGAATCAAGCCGAATGTGGAGGTGTATTATCAATATGTGATTAAGACTCCAGACGGAGTAGATCCTTGCAGGCTTTTTGTCACAGTTGAGCTTTTCAAATCTGAAAAAGATGTTCAAGAGGAATATTCAGATCATAAAGTAATCAAACGTCTGGATGAAACAAGAGTTGAAGTAGCCATCTAGCAAAAAGCCCGGATGGTGAAATAGGTAGACACAAGAGACTTAAAATCTCTCGCTGAAAAGCATACCAGTTCGATTCTGGTTCCGGGCACTTTCTTTTTAGGAGTAAGGAAATGGGAATCATCAAGCAAACAATAGTGAAATGCGACTCTTGTGGAGTTGAGGCAAAGTGTGGAAGCCTTAATTCTTTTGATGCAATAGCAGCAATGAGGCGCAGAGGATGGATTATTACTTTCGGGAGGAGGGAGAAACTGAATATCAAGTGCAATGGGTGCGCTGCGGCCCCACTTCAAACGGAAGAAAAAAGAGCATATCCTTTTGAGAGCCTGGAAACAGGAATCCAGTATGTCAATTCCCTCATTCTGAAAAAGCAATATGTACTGGAAAAACACATAATATCTGATGGTGATGAATATTTCAGGCTTTATCCTAATCCAAGAGGGGAAGATTCACAGGATAGTGTATATGCATTCACCAGGGAAGATGCTATCAGGGATTATGTAATGGCAACTGCCCGTAAGTTTGGATATGATTGGGCTTCTGTATAAAATCATCACAAAGGGCTTTCCTACGAGAGTCCTTGATGCTGATAATGTCGTCAGCTTTAATAGGGAATATTAAAATGGAAACCATCTCTTTTATCTCTGCTTGTGTTCGTTTCTTTGGTGTTCTTCCCGGCCAGAGCAAGATTCAATTCGGCCAGGAAATCAAGAAGCTTACTCCTGCCGATCGAGAAGAAATGAAGCCTGAGTTGGAAGCAATTCTCGGTGTTACCATCGCCTAAGGGTAAAAGGTAATACAAAGGGTCTTCATTAGAGGACCCTTGATATTATTTTTCACAAGAGGAAAGGAAAGTAAAATGGCAATGACATTAGCAGAACTCTGCGCAAAAAAGGGAATCGTTCTTTCGTCGCAGAAGAAAAAAGTTAATCCAATCATCAAGATTGAAGAACCCAAAAGCCAGAAAGATAAGACCTTCAGCCTGGATATTGAACTGGATATAGACCAGCAACAGGCTGTAGAGCTTGCACTGGCTGGAAAATCTTTTTGTCTGATTGGAAAAGCCGGAACAGGAAAGACAACCACGGAAAGAGAGATTGTTAAAGCAATCCTCAAGAACAACAAAGATGCAACCCATATCTTCAGGATTCAAGGGACTGGAGAAAAGGTAGAAGCTCCGGCAGCAGCAGTTGTTTCTTACACCAGAGTTGCAACTGGTAACAGCAAGAAAGCAATCTGCAAAGACCCCGAGTTGGAAAACAAGTTTTATCACAATATTACTACCATCCACAATCTGCTGGAGTTTGCTCCTGTCTATTTCTTTGACGAGGATAAGCAGAAAGAAACAATGCGATTTGTTCCCAACAGGCATTGTGGAAACCCTCTGACCACAAAAGTAATTGCATTCGAAGAAAGTTCAATGATTGATCTCACTCTGTGGGAAAAGGTCTATGATGCAATGGCTTATGGCGGACAGTGTATTTTCATTGGTGATATAAACCAGCTCCCTCCTGTATTCGGACCTTCGATTCTTAACTATGCACTTGTCCAATTGCCTATCGTGGAACTTCGGACGGTATATAGACAGAAGTTCAATAGCACAGTCCTTCTGAATGCGCATAATATCTTGGAAGGGAAGCCACTTATAATTGCACCTGACTTTAAGATAATTGAAGGTGGTGCAAAACAGCATGGGCAAATCTTAACTATGCTTATGTTTGCAAAGAGCGTAGAGAAGTGGCTTCAAGATGGAACATACAATCCGGCAGAGGATATTATCCTTTCCCCGTTTAATGTAGGGGCACTTGGAACTGATAATATCAACAATCATGTAGCGGACTTGGTAAATCCCGGAGAAGTATATGAAATAATTGCCGGAATTCGGAAGTTCTACCTGGCGGTTGGCGATAAAATCATGTATGCAAAACAGGTGGGGACTGTCCGGCAAATCAGAAGGAATGGTTTGTATTCCGGAAAAACTCCAAAGCCACCATCAGTTCATATGAATCGTTTTGGAAAGATGAAAGATGAAGATGATCTTTCCAGTGAGGAGCATGATATAGATGTTCCTGAGTCAGATATTCAATATGATCTGGAGAAGCTGACCGCAGAAGAATTAAAAGAACTAACGCATCAGGCAAGTCATGTTGTAGAAATTGAACTGGATACAGGAGAAACTCTGGCGCTTTCAAAAGCTGGGGAATTGGGGCAGAGTAATTTCACTCTTGGCTATGCCCTTACAGTTCATAAAAGTCAAGGTTCAGAATGGCGCCATGTTATTATTCTACTGCACAAAGACCATTCAATCATGGCATTTAATGAACTTCTCTACACTGCTGTAACTAGGGCGGCCGAGAAAGTTACTATCATTGCCAAGCAATTCATGATTGACAAGGCAATTGCAACCCGCAGGCTTAAAGGAGATACACTGCGGGAGAAGGTAGAGTTTTTCAATAGCAATAAAATGGTAGCAGGAATCTTATGCACCAAATGAGCTTTTTAGAAAAGCTGGCAAAAAAGAGACAACCAAAGGAACCCACACCTTTGGTTGTCTTATTAAATTTAATACTCATATTTGGAAAGGACAAGAAAACACCAGATGCTTTTTGGACTGTGCCTTATTACTTACTTGAATGGCTTAAGCCCATAGCACGGCCTGAAGGAATAGAAGAAAGAACACTTTCGGTCTTCGAGGGAAATGCTTTGACCCACAGCATTTCTAGAATAACCAACATACCGGAGTCAATTATCGTTGATACAATTAGGAGATTAGAATGATTGATATAGATTTATCAGACATGGAGGATGATGAAGATGATGAATTTGAAGAGGTATCTTTCCAGGAGATTTTTGGGGAGGCGCTTGCAGATGGTTCTTCAAAAATCTCCATTGAAACAACTGAAATTCCCAGGGTAAAAAGAGGAATCATCAATGCAAAACAAAGTGCCAGGAAACGGGCAAATAGAAAAGGTATTCCTTGGGACAGGGTAACTTTGGTTTTTGAGGAAACTCTTGATCAGGAGAATAATGGCTTTACAATACTGAAAGTAACAGCCACAAGAAAAGCGGTGATCAGGGTAAGGAAACTCTCAGCAGTAAATCTGGAGGAACTTTAATGAATGAAAATGAGCAATTAGTACATGAAATTCAGGCAAGGGTAGCACAGCTTTCGGAGCTTTCCGGAACTGATCTGAAAACAGAAATGGATGATCTGAAAGTTGTACTCCTGAAAAATCCAGTTGCCTGTCAGCTTCTTCTTCCTGAAGATATTGGTATGATGGTGCGGCATATCAAAAAGCTAATGGAAGGGGCAAAGACTTTTGCAGCAGTAAAAGGATCAACCAGTAGAAAGCCGGCGCCGAAAGTAGATCTTTCTCTTGATCTTTCTCTGGAAGGCTTCTAATGGATCAGATCATAGAGTTTGATGTAAAGGACCTGCCAGACTTGAAAGATTGGTTGAAGTCCCAGTTTATTGAGTTCAAGCCAGGAGCTGGTTCTTATCAACTAATCAGAATCCAAACCCTCAAAAAGGGTTATAGGGGAATTTATCAATCTCCACGTGATTCCAATGTTTATCTAGTGGATCACGAACTTGATTCTACAATCAGAGCTTTTCACGCGAGGAGAAAACCATGACAAAGACCCTATCTATAGTTCTGAGAGGAGAATGACAATGCCAACCAAGATAGTTAACATCGACCTGAGCACTGATGAATATCTTCCAATCAAGACTCTGGTTGAAAGCCTTCCCTATATCAACGGAACTGCAAAAGATAGAACGAAAATGTCAATCGTTCGCTATCTTTCCGCAATTGCACACCTGCATTCCATGATTCTTCCTGGACCTGAGAAGCTGGCGCTTGTCTATTTCCGTTTTGAGCAAGACATGCGGAAGGACAATGAAAAGTACATCATCAAAGCAACTCTGAGAATGGAAGAAGAACTGGATGAAGTAACACTGGATGACCTTGAATAGGCATTTCTGCGACAACCGGCGCCGCAGGCCCCACTTTTACTTCGAGGAAATAACACAATGAGTGAAGAAATGAGAAAGGTTTCTACGGAGCATATCAAAGAAAATGGTCTTGTATTTACCTCTCATAATAATGGATGCCATCTTCGTGTAGAAGGACGTACTTGTTATATTGACTTCTGGCCTGGAACTGGAAGGTGGAGAACCAAAACTGGTATAGAGGGATTCGGGGCTGCGAATCTTGTTAAATATTGTAAAGGAAAATAACACAATGAAAATCAACTTTATCGGAACCGTGACTGAAAAAGAACTACGATTGATGTTTGATTTGACCGCAGATTCCACTCCTGAAACCGAAACCCCGGAGGAAAAAGATAAGCGTTTTGATTCAATTCTTCTTGACTGGCATCAGGAAGTTACCAAAGTATGAGGATAAGGCTAAGCCATTCCACAATGGAACTCCTTTTCCTTTGCGAGAGGAAGTTTCAACTTGTGCGGTTGCTTGAAGGAGAAAGAAGCATGGGAACAAATCCCAATTTCTGCTTTGGGCATTCTTATGAAGCTGGCTGTACTACTTACTTTATGACAGGAGATAAAGACAAAGCAATCTTCGATGCGTATCTTGCATACCACGGGATAGAAGAAGAAGGGCACATTGCTATTCCTGAGGATAAGAAAAAGAATGAGTGGACCGCAGTAAATATGGTAATCTCATCATTCCAGGAGCTAGATAATCTTCGGGATGAATGGGAGATTGCAGTATTTGATGGAAAACCTGCGGCCCAGCTTTCTTTTAAGATTGACATTGATGAAGTATTTTACTATGTTGGGTATCTTGACCTAGCCCTGAGGAATAGATATACAGGTAGGCATGCTGTTCTGGACTTCAAAACAACGGGGATTAGTCTTACAGTTCTTGACCCACTGTATATGAATAGCGGGCAGCTTGTGGGTTACAGTGTAATCTTGGATGCAATTGTAGGGAAAGACCTTGTTGAATATGATGTTCAGTATTTTGTAGGGCAGCTGGTTTCCCTGGATGGTTTCACATCAAAGATTAAACCATTGACCTTTCAGAAATCCCTATCTGACAGGCTGAACTTTTTCATCACCTTGGGAATGGACGTAAATAGAATCAAGTCCATGATGGAAATGGGAATCTTTCCGCAAAGAGGAAGTGGGTGCCTTAAATACAATAGGCCATGCCCTGAGTTTGGGACTTGCGGATTACATGCACTTGATGTCCCGAAGAAAGAAGAACCTGATACTGTTGAGTACCAATTTGTTTTCCAACTGGAAGACCTAATCAAAGATCACATTGAAAGGATTTAATGATGCCTGAAAAAACCACTGAAGAACTCCTGGAAGAAAGGGGGAAAACGCATGGGGATTTTACCATGCATTCAATCATTACCCAGAGTATCAAGGATTGTTATAGATTGGCTGGAACTTACGGAAATCTTACCCGCCCACAGAAAGAAGCCCTTGATATGATTGCCCATAAAATCGGGAGGATCATTGCAGGAGATCCCAATGTAAAAGATCATTGGGATGACATTGCAGGATATGCCAAGCTTGTCTCCATGAGGATAAAGGAATGATTCTTGCCCTTATTGAAGTTGTAGCTACGGTTCTTCTTATCTTTGGTCTCCTTGTAATAGGAACCATCCTCTTAGTAAGCAGGAGGAAACGATAATGGATATGTTGGCATTAAAGAAGAAGCGTGATGAAGTATCTTCCTCTCACGCAATTCTTATCTACGGGGATTCAGGTTGTGGGAAAACAAGATTAGCAGCAACAGCAGCAACAATACCGGCCCTGAATAAAATCTATTATATTGACCTGGAGAATGGAAGCGATACAATTCTGAACATGGGTCTGCCAGATGAGGCACTAGTAAAGATCCAGCTTTACAAGATCTGCGACACAAGAAAAGATCCACATGCAATGAGCACAATGCTCAAGATGTTTTCTGCACGGGAGGATATATCTCTTTGTGAGGAACATGGAAGAATTAACTGCTTGGAATGCACGAGAGCAAAGAAGCCAACGCAGACTTTCAATCTTACAAAGATGACCCACAATGATCTTGTTATTATTGACAGTGGGTCTCAACTAGCAGATTGCGGGGTAAATGCCCTATTGAAAGGCCAGCCAGAGGATGCTATACTACAGATCCAAGAATGGGGAACAGTAAATAACTGGCTGAAAAGTATCCTTCAAACTGTTCAGGCTGGAAGATATACCAATGTAGTTGTTCTAACCCATGTGCTCTATGATGAAAAATATTCAGGGACTGGTATGAATAAGACCCTGATTCGCACCAAAATATATCCACTTATGGGAACCAAGACCTTCTCAACC